GAGAGCCCTTATAAGGCGCAGGGTCACGGCGGGACCAAGGCGATCGATGATGTCGCGGGCGTTGCGGGGCAGGCGCGCGTCAGACATTACGCCCTCTCTTGCGCCCGCTGGTGCTTGGTCATTGCGGTAATCACGCCGCCAAGCTGCTCGCCGTCAAGCCACGGGATGCGCACGCCATACATCTTTTCTGCAATGGATTCGACGTATGCCCATGACTTTTTGGTGTCGAGACGCAGGGCGTTGATCTTGCCGAGCAACGCTTCAAACTCCGGGCGCACCTTCGGCCCCTTCGGGCGGCTGTCCTTCCATCCACGCTTACGCAGGGAGGCAACGAGCATAACCAACTGGCGGTCGGTGCAGTCCGCCGATGAGCGCTTGCCGGTCAGGTTTTGCAGCATGGCGCGGTACGTGTCGTCGTCAAGGCCAAGGTCTTTCTTGGCGATATGTATCTTCGCCATAAGGGATTTGCGGGATTCCATTCAGCACCTCACAAGGTTGTCAATGGGGTGAAGTTCAACGCCGCCGTACAGCATGACGGCCACATACCAGCGTCCATCATTAGCCCGGATATCCGGGCGCGTCATTTTCCGCACCGTTCCCGCGCGGTCTTCGGTGTGGGAGCCGTCGGAGCTACGCTGTTCAGGGCGTCACAGCACACCTTGAGCATATTCTCGGCGGCGTCCGGGGCGTCCTTGTCAATAAAGAAAGTCGCCACGATACGCTTCTTTGCCGTGTCCTGAATGGCGGGAATGCCTGCGCCGGAGCGCGTGGGGATGAAGCGGGGCATATATATTCTCCTGTCGTTGCTTGTGTTCATCAGACCGGAAATCATCCAGTTTTTATGCGATAGATTTATAGGCTTCACCGGTGACCGGCGTGGACAAAGGAATGTGTTCTGCGGACAACATCCCGGCCAGCCGGTCTTGTAGGCGGCTTTTGTCCGGTTTAATCGTGCCTCTTTTAAGCTCGTCCGGCATGGCGGCCCTGACAATGGCATCCTTGACGGGCACCAGCGCGTCGGACGTTATGGGCGTAGCTTTCTTTTGGAGATACATCCTGTAATTGATGACATCCACTGCACCGAAAAGGAAGGAGTTCCGCGCCGCACGCTTCGATTTTGCGGAGCGGAGCAGGCGGGCCGGGCCTCGCATATGCTCGGATGCCAGCCGCAGCAGGGTCTTATACAGGTACCCATACATCCATCCGCAGACTTCCGGATCGACGCCGACGCCAACAAAAGAGGTTTCACCGGTGTTAGGGTCATGAAAATACTGACAATCAAAAGCGTTGGCGGTATGGCTGGCGAGAGCATGAGCCCATTTTTCCAGCTCTTTCCGCGTCTTGCGGTTTACCTGTCGGGCTTTATCCGTCTCGGCGTCGCGCCCGATGGATTCCATTGTCAGGTTGTGCTCGGACAACATTTGCTGGACCCGCTGCGCGGCAAGAGCCGCCTCGTGCGGATTCGCCGACTCGGAGAGGCGCAGCAGCTTGCGTATACGCTCGATAATCCTGCCTTGATCCATGATTTCTCCCGTATCCGTTTCGCTCAGTTTATCTTCACATGCTTCACGCGGTCTTTCACTTCCGCACGTTTGGCGTTGTTGAACCGGTCAACCGTACCAACAAGGTAGCCGGTAATCCGGCGGATACGCTCAAACTTGACGCCCTCGCCGACAATCAGCTTGCCGTCGCGCCTTGTGACGGGCATATGGTCAATCAGTTCCATTTTCCATCCTTACTTATAACAGTAACTTCAAGCGACACGGACAGGCCCTTTGTTTCGTGGTAGTCCTTCAACATGGCAGGCATATCTCTTTCCATGCCGTCAACAAAACCACTCAGGAAGGCACTCATTCCCGGATTCGTAGGTGCCGTGAATTCGACAGCACCGGTGAGCATCTGGTGCATAAGCGACAGGCCGTCCGCAAACCCTACGAGCATCCCGCTCTCGAAGTCGGGACTTAGCAATTCATTCTCACCCTTAGACATGTTTTTCATCCCCTTCTCCCTACTTAAACGCCCGCGCTTCGATGACAGCCTGTGACACTTCTTCTGTTCCGCTGCTGACTGCGGAAAGTATACGCAGCACATCCGGGCGTTCATCATGCGCATACATCATTCCCAGATTGAGCGCTTCCGACGCCTCGGCCATATGTCGCTCGGCGGCCGCCATAGCATCATCAAAGTTTTTGGGTTGCGCCTCCCACCGATCGATGCGGGCGATCATCTCTTTGACAATAGATGTCGGTAGTTGGATATCGGGATGCACCGTATCGCACATCTCACGGACAATACTCAGCGCGCTGTCGGAAATCGGCCTGTCGCTCATTCCCTTTCTTCCTTGTTTATCGGTTTATGGACGTTCCGTCCTTTCGGCTCGCATCATCAGGCCCGGTAGCCAACCCGGACGACCGCCCCGCATGGGGCGGTTTCGCGTCATTCTTCGCCAAGTTCGGTTAGTGTAAGCTCCACTTTAAATCTCCCGTCGCCTATCCTGCATTTAAACCCCAGAGCTTCGATATCGGCTCCTTCCATAACCCGTATGGCCTGCGCTATGGTCGCTTCCCAAGGTCTTTCAACAACCTTCTTAATCAACAATTCTTCATCAAAAGACATACCCATTCCTTCACCCCCGATCCGCGCTTTCAGAGTCAAACAACTCAAACGTAACTTTCAGCTTGAACAGGCCGGGAACGCTGTGCGTAGCCGTCAAACAAGCTGTTTCCGCATTAAGCATGAGCGAAAGATAATCGGCGAGCGTCGCGTCAAGCCGCTTGTCTTTGACCGTTTGCTTGCATTCTTGGACTTCGCCTTCATTCATCTTGATGCTCCTTCAATACATTGTTGATTTCTTCCACCCCCGCCGTGTCCACGGCCTTTACTTGTATAAAGCCGTCTTCATCGCGATAGACGATAAGCGTCTTTTGGTTCACCCATGCAATCAGACACTTTTTCAGAATGCTTTCCGTCGCGGCGTTATTCCTGCGCATGTTGTCGATCGTCTTTATCTGTTCGATATGCCGGTGGTACTCTTTCCAAACCGCGTAAGCGGACGAGGCCAGCCACGCGAGCGGGAACAGGATCAGAAAGGCACTGACGGCCAGATCCGCAAACTTCATTCTCTCCCCTCCCTGATCCGCCGGACGGCATCCGGCGGAAAGCCCGCGTCCATCAACAACTTGAACGCCTTTTCCCTGATCTGGCTTTTCAGAAACCGTCTGTGCTCGTCGGACGCTTCCCGCCACACATCGGAGCCGATCAATTCATCCATATCTTGAACGCGGTAGCGGGTATTACGCGTCAGCCGATCGGCGTACAGCCCTGAAAGCCGCTCAACATCCTTCTTTGATACCGTCGCCATAACCGCCTCCAGTCAGACGCTCGCAAAATCGAGGCTGATCGGCTGGTACGCGCCGGAAGAATCCCGCTCGTACGCCCGGACGTACACGCGGCTGTCCAGTACTTGCAGACTTTCGGTGATCGCCCGCATGGCCTCTTGCCAATCCGGATCGTCGATCTCGATCCGCCGCAGGCCGAGCACAGCGCCGGTGTTGATGCGGCCTTTCTTGTCGACTTTGAACGCCTGCTCAACCACAGCCCGGAGTTCAGGCCGGGAATCGGCACACCAGCGGCGCAGGCATCCGTCGATCAGCTCCTTTGCCGCTTGCAACCCTTCATCAAACGCGAGCAACTGACCGTAATCGCGGCACAGTTTGTATTTGCCGTCAAAAGAAAGGAGCTGCACATTACCTTTGACGCCGCCGAGCCGAACGCCGTACCGCTCGCCGGAAAGCTGGACAAAGGCGTCCACATCCGAAAGAAGGCTTGCCTTGACGGCCCGCATTTCCGCTTGCAGCGCCTTGATCTTCTCCATCTTTTCCTTGACCAGCGCGTCACGCTCAATGTCGATCGGGCGGATATTGGCGCGCGGCACGAGGCACCCTTGCGCGTTTTCCATGTAGCCTTCGGGGATTTGGGATTCGTTAAGCATTGTTTTTCTCCTTACATGTTGGGGAGTTCTTCCCAATGAACCTTTGTGTATTTCTTAGCGTACTGGTGCGAGAGCCACAGATGGAAAGCCGCTTCTTCGGCTGAGGCCAATACTTTGATTTCGTTGCGCATATTGTTGATAATCTGACCAACTTCCATGCCGGTCCCCTTGGAATCGTCACGCAGGGCCAAAACAAGACTGTTCAACAGGCGCTCAAGGCGTTCAGCAACCATAGTGCTTATCCTTTTGGTTAGGGTTGAATGTACATTTCTGGCACGCCCGCCAGCGGCGTAAAGCCGCCGGGCTCGACGTGGGGACTTTTCCGGCATAACGGGCGCAATCGTGATAGCTCACCATTTCGCCGTTGTACGGGCAGGGATTCCGGGCGTAGCGTTTCATGACGCGATCGGCCATGCGCCACGTATTGCCCGGATACTTCTCGGCGATCAGCGTGCTGACGGACCCATGGCTGACGCCAAGTTCGCGGGCCGTCGCGCTGACGCCGATCTCGGCGACGCGGGCGCGGAGCAGGGAAAGCCAATCGTCAGACATGATGCACCTCCCCTGTGTTGGGATCGGTGAGCGTCTTCGCCGGGGTATTCAGGGCCGGGGCAAGCCGCCCGGTATTACGGACAAGCCGGAAAAGCTGCGGATTGCGCGGCGTCCGTTCGACGTATCCGGCCTTCAACAGCGCCCGGACGTAGCGTTTCAGACCTCGCTCCGCGTCTTTCTCCGTCCCGTCGGCAAGGGTCATGAGCAAGTCGTCGACGCTCCATGAAGCGGTCTTCATGCGGATCAGATTCCAAGCGCGGGTCCGCAGGGAAAAACGGGAACGGGCAACGAAATCGCCTTTTTGCGGGCCGTTTGAACA